AAAAATGAGTATGTTGGTATATATTATAACTCTGGGACAGGTCGATATGAAGGAACTCTAACTATCCCAGATACTTTTGAACCAGGACTATGGAAAATTAGTAGCATATATATTACTGATAATGCTAACAATGAGCTAAAAGTTAGCCCTTCTCGTGGGTATGATTTAAGTGATGCTGAATTTAAAGTACGGACCCCATGAGTGGACGGTGTTAATCTAACAGTAGACCATGCCAGTCCTCAGATAACAGGAAACCCAATTACATTGAAGGCAACATCAGAAGGAAGTACAGAACCAGAGTATCGTTACTTTATCCGTGATGAAAAGGGAAACTTGACTACACTACAAGAGTATGGCAATGGAGATACGGTTACATGGAAACCAGCAAAAGCTGGTACGTATACAATAATCGTACATCACGAACAGAGATGAGTTATAAAATACAATAACTAACATGTACTCCTATCATTTATGGTTTTGATTATATGATAGGGGTACTTTTTATTTCGAATAGCTAGCTTGGGAAAAGAAAATAAAAATAGTGGCAGAGTCGTGACCGCTTTTTGGCAGTAAATGTGCCGGTTGTTTTGGAATCAACATGATATATTTGTATTGTGAGTAGTGGCGGAAACCATCGCTCATAAAATTTCTTATAACTGAAAATGGAACGTCATAACCGGTGGCGATGGTTGCAGATTGGATGAATGTTTGTTTCTTAATTCCACATTCAATTGCAATTTACGTTGTGTATACGGAGAAGGGATTTTGCTCTTCTTCCAGTTACTTAGTATTGTTGGAACAGATAACTGTAAACAACATTAGGTGGTTGGAAGAAGCATAAAAATTCATTTACCGTAATTGAAGTACAAGTTAATAATTGATGAAAAAAGCATCCATTCGGGTGCTTTTTATTTTGGAGGGATGAAGGATGGACGAAATAAAATATAAGTACAAGGTCAAAGTAGGACGGTTATAAGTTTCAAATTTTAGTGTAGGTTATGATTGACTGTTCCCTGTTATTGATCTAGCAGGAAGTGAAGGCATAGCTAACAAGTCTGATAGTGAAGAAAAAGCAAAAGAGATTGGGGATTTAGTAAATGGCAAATTAGTTCCAATTAAATATAAAGTTACTCAAGAAATAACAAACAAATGGGTAGAAATATAACGATGATATAAGGAGTGAGGATAGATGTGCGAGTGTAAGTATCAAGTGTTAGATAGCGAGACTACTTCTTTTTATTCTGAAGCTAATCATTATGGTGTAGATGTATCAGCTACTTTCTATTGTGAGAAGTGCCTTGATATTCAACACCGAGAGAAGCGGATTGATATAGGTGTGATTGAGGTAAAGAGTAGTGAATGAATACAAAACCAAACAACAGAAGCGTAAGTTCTATGACAGTGGTGAGTGGAAAAGTATACGTGAACAAGTAAAGAAGCGTGACAACTATGAATGCCAAGAGTGTAAGCGCAACGGTCGCGTTCAAACTGATACCAATGAGTACAGTGAGAGTGCGAAGCGTAAGAAGATACAGTTAGTTGTCCATCATATAAAAGAACTAGAACATCATCCAGAACTTGCATTAGAAATAGACAATCTCGAAACAGTCTGTGTGGATTGCCACAATAAAGAACACGGTAGAACATTCAAAAAGAAACAGAATAAATGGGAACACGATGAAAAGTGGTAAAAATGATTCAGGAACAGTACCCCCCTTAAAATATTTCATCAAAAATTGCTCTAAGGGGCACCGGAGGAGGGGGTTAACTGTCAGGTTTTTTTCGATTTTACGCACGTAAGGGGGGTGGGTAGATGGCTGTTAGTATTGTGAGGTTAAAAGAACAGCTCATGCATAGTATTGATATCACAGATTTAGTCGAAGTTGAAAAAGTAGAAAGATACATTGATCTAGTCAAAGCATTTAGAAAAATAAATAAAACCATTAATAAAGAAGGCGAATCTGTAACAGTAAAAAATGGTTCTCAAGTTTTTGTTAAAGCCCACCCTCTTATAAGTGAGAGGAATAAAATTAATAGTTCTTTAATTGCATTAGGGAGAGATATAAAATTTGTTGTTAAGAATACTATCCCTGATACAGGTTATAGCAAAAGTGATCTTACATGATTAAGCAAAAGTATGTGGAAGAATATATTGAACTTTATCGAAGTGGGAAAGTAAAATTTAATAAGGAAAGAGAACTGGTAATTAAATATCTAGAAAAATATGTTTTAAATAGAGACGATTTGTATTTTGATGATGAAATGATTGAGGATTGTATCAACTTCGGTGAGAAGTGGTATTTTCCGTTGCAGCCATTTCAAAAATTCTTAATAGCATTCGTCTTTTTATTTTATAAGAAAAACGGGCGTGTATTTTATAGGAAATTCCTGTGGATGTTAGGGCGAGGTGGCGGTAAAAACGGTTTAATGTCTGTTGTAATCCACTTTTTAATAAGTGAATTACATGGTATTCCTGAGTATAACATTTCTGTTGTTGCGAATAGTGAAGAGCAAGCAAAAACAAGTCCAGACGAAGTAAAGAAAACTGTTCGTAGGAATGAAGTATTAAAAAAAGCTTTTAAAGCAACCGAATCACAGACCACCTCAAAGGCTACTGGAAGTGTATTAAAGTTTAGGACTTCAAACGGAGACACAAAAGACGGACTTCGTGATGGAGCTGTTCTATTTGATGAAATTCACCAATACGAAAGTAATAAAGATGTCCGTGTTCATATTAGTGGTTTGGGAAAAAAGAAAAATCCACGCGAGTTTTACATTGGTACAGATGGATATGTACGAGATGGCTTTTTAGATAGATTAAAAGAAAAGGCAATGAAAGTTTTAAATGGTGAATCTCGTCCAAATGCGGTGTTTCCTTTTATTTGTAAACTGAATGATGAAACAGAAGTTGATGACCTTGATAATTGGGAACTTGCGAATCCCATGTTATCTCATCCTTTAAGTGAGTATGCTGAAGGATTACTTGAAACGATAAAAGAAGAATACGAGGATTTAGAGGATGATCCAAGCAACCGAGAAGAGTTCATGACAAAACGAATGAACTTGCCGGTTACAAATTTGGAGCGATCTGTTGCGAAATGGTCAGAAATTCTTGCTACAAATCGTCCATTTCCTGATTTATATGCTCAAGAATGTATAGGAGCATTAGACTTTGCAAGTATTCGAGACTTTGCAGCATGTGGTCTTTTATTTAGACAAAATGGGGAGTACATTTTTAAAACTCATTCCTTTGTTCGAAAAGAATTTGTTGATATCTATTATGGATATTCTAAAAAAGCAGGTGAGTTTAAAAAACAAAAATTTGCTCCAATAAAAGAATGGGAAGAGCAAGGACTACTAACGGTTGTGGATGAACCGACTATTAATCCACAGCATATTGTTGATTGGTTTGTAGAAATGCGAGAACAATATGGGGTTAAAAAGATTATAGCTGATAATTTCAGAATGGAAGCAATAAGACCTTTATTAATAGCGGAAGGGTTTGAAATAGAAGTAATACGAAACCCAAAAGCAATTCATAGTTTATTAGCTCCACGTATTGAAATGGCATTTGCAAATAAACAAATTGTTTTTGATGATAATCCGCTAATGCGTTGGTATACGCAAAATGTGTTGGTTGTTATCAAAGGTGATGGAAATAAAATATATGAAAAGAAAGAACCTGTACGTAGAAAAACAGATGGGTTTCAGTGTTTTGTTCATGCTCTTTATCGTGCGGATGAGATACAAGAAGCAACTGATTTTGTTATAGGTAACATTAAATTCTAATAAAGGGGGGTGATAACCATTGGATGGTTAGGTTCAGTATTTAAAAGAAATAAAGAACTAGAATTTATGCTAGATCTGGATTTGATTGCTGATACAGCAAATAGGCTTCACATGAAACGATTAGCACTTGATACATGCGTATCTTTTCTAGGAAGAACGATTAGTCAATCTGAATTCAGGGTAAGAAACGGTAAAACATTTGAGAAGAATGAGCTTTATTATCGACTAAACGTTAGACCGAATAAGAATATGACCGCAAGTACCTTCTGGGAAAGATTTATTCGTAAACTTATTTATGATAATGAATGCTTAGTCATCCAAGCTGATGATGGTGATTTACTTATTGCCGACGGATTTCAGCATAACGAATATGCTGTATATGAAGATGCTTTTACAGATGTAACAGTAAAAGATTACACGTTTAAGAGAAGTTTTAAACAAAGCGAAGTAATTCACTTAAAGTATCGAAATGATAAATTATCTCCACTTATCGATGGATTATTTGCGGATTACGGAGATTTATTTGGTAGGATATTAAACTCACAGAAGCGTAAAAATCAAGTTCGTGGCACGGTTGATATGGATATGATTGGTGCTAAAACAGAAGAAAAAATAGCGAAGTTACAAGAGTTTATAGACAACATGTATAAGTCGATTGGCTCAAAAGATATAGCTATTGTCCCACAACAAAAGGGTATTAATTATAACGAGATATACAACGGTGTTGCGAATGGCCCAAGTGTGGAAGAAATCAATAAAGTAACAAATGGTTTCTTAAATCAAGTAGCTATGGCATTTGGTATTCCAACAGCTCTGATATATGGGGAAATGGCTGATGTAGAAAAGCAAACGAAAAATTATATGCTTTTTACAGTACGGCCATTATTAAAAAAGCTATCTGATGAAGCGAACGTTAAATTCTTTGAAATGAGTGAATATCTTTTGGGACGAAGAATTGAGGTTAAGGCTGTTTCCTATCAAAGTATATTTGATCTTGCGACAAGTATTGATAAACTCATTTCTTCAAGTGCATTTACAGGAAATGAGATTCGATCAGAAGTAGATTATGAAGATTCTGATGATCCAAACCTAAATATCCACCATATTACGAAGAACTATACAAAATTAAATGAATCTGAAGGAGGGGAGAAAGAAAATGACGGTGAAAATTGACGTGAAAGGACCAATTATTTCTAATGATGAAGCTTGGATTTATGATTGGTTTGAAATGGATGCTACAAGCCCAAGTAAGATTTCAAAAGAACTTGAAAATGCAAATGGCGAGGAATTAGTTGTATCAATAAATAGTCCTGGTGGTTATGTAAATGAAGGTTCAGAGATTTACACGGCATTAAAAAATTATCCTGGTCATGTAGAAGCTCAAATTGTTGGTTTAGCAGCAAGTGCAGCATCATTTATTGCGATGGCTGCCGATAAAGTCCGCATTTCTCCAACAGCACAAATCATGATTCATAATGCTTCTATGTGGAATGGTGGTGATCATCGTGACATGGAAAAGGCGGCTGAGATGTTAAAAATAACAGATCGAGCAATTGTAAACGCCTATGTCATTAAAAGTGGTAAATCAGAAGAAGAACTACTTAATATGATGGCTGAAGAGACTTGGATGGGTCCGCAACAAGCATTAGAAAATAATTTTGTAGATGAAATCATGTTCATGGAGAATCCAGTTAAAATGACAGCTTCAAGTGCCACTTCTACTATGATCCCGCAGAAAGTAATTGATGGTTTTAGAAATGGAACAATGGGAAAAGGTCAAGGAATTACAAAAGAAGATTTAAATACAGCATTATCAGGGTTAAAAGGTGAAATCCTGAATGATTTACAAACGAATACAAATCCAAAAGAGCTTATTCCAGAACCTGTTAATACAAAGCAGAATCTGAGTAAGCTCTTTTTAACTTTAGGAGGAAAATAAAATATGGTTATTAAATTCAATAACTTTGAAGAAAAGAAATTAGCTTTTGCGAAAGCAACACAGGAAGGTACAACAGAAGAACAATCGGCAGCATTAAATTCTATGATTGAAGCACTTGCTACAGATGTTCGTTCAGATATCTTAAATCAAGTGAATGAATCAATGGTAGATCGTTCTATTATGCAATCTCGCGGCGCTAATGTATTAACAAGCGAGGAAATGAAGTTCTTTAATGCAGTTGTGGAAGAAGGTGGCTTTAAGTCTACTGAAACTTTACCTAAAACAACTCAAGAACGAATCTTTGATGATTTAGTTGAAGATCATCCTTTCTTACAACATATTGGTTTAGAAAATTTAGGGGCTGTAACAGAATTCATTTACGGCGATCCAGAGGGTGCAGCGGTATGGGGACCGTTATTTGATGGTATTAAAGGGCAACTAAATGCTACATTCCGTAAAGATAGCATTTCACAACTTAAATTAACAGCGTTTATTCCATTAGCAAACGACATGTTGAAACTTGGACCGGTATGGGTAGAACGTTATGTTCGTACAATGATTACAGAAGCAATGAAAGTGGGTTTAGAACGTGGATTTGTAGCTGGTACAGGTAAAAATGAACCTATCGGGTTATTAAAAGATCCAAGTGGAAGTGTTGTGAATGGAGTATATCCAGATAAGAAGCCAGTAGGCACTTTAACGTTCGAACCAGGTCGTAAAACAATCAATGAATTAAAAGGTGTTGTTAAACTACTAGCTAAAAAATTAAATGCTGATGGTTCGGATGCAGATCGACCAAAAAATATTGCTGGTAAAGTAGTTATGGTAACTAATCCGTTTGATACTTTTGATATTCAAGCGAACGCAACAATTCAAAATGCGGCTGGAGTATATGTAACAAGCTTGCCATTTAATCCGATCCTTACAGAATCGGTGTTTGTACCTCAAGGGAAAGTATTATTCTTTGTTAAGGGTCAATATGTTGCAGCGATGGGTGGAACAGAGCCAATCAAAAAATATGAAGAAACACTAGCTTTAGAAGATGCGACAGTTTATATTGCTAAACAATATGCTACAGGTAAACCAAAGGATAAATACACTTCACAAGTTTACACATTGAAACTTGAAGAAGTAACGCCACCTACACAAGGGTGATGTGAATGGATACAGTAATTTTAAATGAAATATTGCAGCAATTCAAAGATAGGATGCGATTAGGTGATGACGAAGACGATAACCTAAGACGTATCCTTTTTGCATCCAATGAGGCTCTAATAAAAGTGTGTGGATCGTATGACATAACCAAAGATGAGACGTTCAAAGAATTAGTTTTTGAGCGTTCTCGTTATGTTTACAATGATGCACTTGAGTATTTTACTAAGAACTTTTTAACCGAAATTAATAGTTTTGGCATTGCAAAAGCTTTAGAAGAAATAAAATTGGACGGTGATTAATATGCGTCCTTTTCAGTACAAAAAACCACTGAATTCCGGTGATTTTAGAAATCGAATTAGCATTGAACAACCTGTAGTAATAAAGGATGAGTTAAACCAAGTAATCGAAACAGATTGGCAAGAAGTAAAAAAAGCATGGTCAATGATAAAAACGGTGAAAGGATCTGAGTATATTGAAGCTTCAGTTTCACAGGCTACACGGGTTTATCGCTTTGTAATGCTATACATCAGGAATTACAGAAGAAATGCGGATTAAAATGAATAATCGTATCTTTGACATTATCGAACCGCCAATGAATGATGATGAAATGTATCAAACATTGACCATTATCGCAAAGGAGTATACTTAATATGAATGATTTTGCAAGTGAGCTTGCTAGAGAATTGCAAAGATATACAAATGTTGTGGAAGAAAACTTAGAAAATGAAATTGATGAAGTAGGAGATATTGCTGTAGGTAAGTTAAAGCAAAATAGCCCTAAAAAAACAGGTGCTTATCGTAAAGGATGGCGTAAGAAAAAAGAAGGTAATGGAGTTGTCCTCCATAATACGCAAGGACAACTGACGCATCTTTTAGAAAAGGGACATGCGAAAGTCGGTGGTGGTCGAGTTCCAGCACAAGTTCATATTCGCCCAGTTGAAGAGTATGTAATTGACGAATTGCCAAGACGTATTGAAAGAGCGGTCGGGCAATGACATTAGGCGAATTAACAAAAATCCTTGAAGCTACAGGTTATCCTGTGGTTTATTTGCATTTTACAGCAACGCCAACTAATCCGGTTCCAGCGCCACCTTATATTTGTTTTCTTGTGGACGGATCAGCAAATTTAATGGCTGATAACAAGGTGTACCATAAGATAAATGATTTGAATATAGAGCTTTACACAACTAAGAAAGATTTAGTTGCGGAAGCCAAGTTAGAACAAGTCCTAGACGATCATGAAATTCCTTATGAATCGTTTGGGACTTTTATTGAATCTGAAAAAATGTATCAAAAAATATATGAAGCGAGGTTGATATAAATGAACAAGGAAAATAAAGTGGCATTTGGTTTGAAGAATGTCCATTATGCACTATTTGACATTAAAGATGGTGTAGTTACATTTAGTACACCAATTCCATTGCCAGGCGCAGTTGAACTAACGTTTGATCCACGAGGGGATTTAATTGAATTCTACGCTGATGACATGCTTTATTATGCAGCAAGTAATAACCAGGGATATGATGGTACATTATCAATCGCTAATATTCCGGAGCAATTTGCAATCGATGCATTAGGAGAGGAATTAGATGAAGAGGATGGCGTATTAAACGAATTAGCTGATGCGAAAGGAAAACCATATGCATTATTATTCGAATTTGATGGCGATATACGAGCAACGCGTCACGTTATGTTCAACTGTTCAGCTAGTCGTCCAACACTTGCATCTAAAACAAAAACAAATTCAGCGGAGCCAAATACAAATGAACTTAAATTTGTATCAAGTCCTATTGATATTAATGGAAAACGCATGGTTAAAACGAAAACTACAACTAAATCAAAACAAGAGATTTATGATAATTGGTACAAAAAAGTCTATACAAAAGTACCTACATTATCAAAAGGAGCGTAAGTAGATGGAAAAGACAATTATTATTGACGGACAAAAAGTCAGATTAAAAGCTACAGCAGCAACGGTTAAACGATATAAAGCACAATTCAGACGTAATTTATTTGCAGATTTGATGGCGTTAGGAGCGATTAATGCTTTAACTTCATCAGATGGGGCAGAACAACCTATTGATGTGTCAAATTTAGATTTAAGCAATGTAGACTTCGAGCTTATTTATGATTTGACGTGGTTATATGCTAAAACGGCTGATCCAAGTATTCCTGATCCTATGACTTGGCTGGATGAATTTGAAGAATTCCCTATTGAAGAAATCATGCCTGAAATCATGGGATTAGTTCAAGTTACTATGGGAGCAAAAAAAAAATAAAGCAAAATAATGGAGAGCAAGGGACATTCAGTGATGAAGAATTAACCACTGAATTATTCCTTGCTCTTTGTTATAAAGCAAAATTAACACATGGTGATTTAGAGGAAATGACCGTTGGCGATTGTCTTGATTATATTGCCGAATTTACTGAAATGGAGAATCCAAATAAAGAAAAAGTTAGAAAAGCGACTCAAAAAGATTACGATGCGTTCTAAGAAATGAGGTGAGAAAATGGCAGGAAGAATTAAAGGGATTACGATTGAAATCGGCGGGAATACTCAACCGTTACAAAATGCATTGAAAGATGTTAATAAACAGAGTGATAACTTAGCAAAAGAGCTTAAAGATGTTGAACGGTTGCTGAAATTTGACCCCGGTAATGTGGAAGCATTGGCACAAAAACAACAGTTACTTACACAACAAATTGAAAACACCACACAAAAACTAGATAAGTTAAAAGCAGCGGAACAACAAGTGCAAGCGCAATTCCAAAACGGAAAAATTTCCGAAGAACAATACCGTGCATTCAGGCGTGAGATTGAATTTACAGAAGGGTCTCTTAATGGTCTGAAAAATAAACTTGGAAACATGAAGGCTGAACAAGACAATGTTGCGAGTTCCACAAGGCAATTAGAAACATTGTTTAATGCCACAGGGAAAAGCGTTGATGATTTTGCAGGAGCGTTAGGAAATCGTCTTGTGAATGCAATTCGAAACGGAACAGCTACAAGTAAGCAGTTGGAACAAGCGATTGGGCTTATTGGTCGTGAAGCATTAGGAGCGGAAGTTGATATTGAGAAATTACAACGTGCGCTCCGATCTGTGGATGCTGGTAACTCAATTCAGCAAGTGCAAAATGAATTAAGGGATTTACAACAAGAAGCTGGTAGAACAGAGAAAAAATTTGAAGGTCTAAAAGTAGGGTTAGAAAATGTTATAGGTGGTTTAGCAGCTGGTGGTGGAATTGCAACAGCTGTTGAAAAAGCACTTGATGTGTCAAAGTTAAAACAAAAATTGATATATCATTTGATGTTCCTGAGTCCTCCAAAAAATCAGTAGAGGATGCAGTCAGAGGTGTTCAAGCTTATGGGCTTGATATAGAGGAATCGCTAGAAGGCGTAAGAAGACAATGGGCCTTAAATAAAGATGTAAGCGATGAAGCGAATGCAGCAATTGCTAAAGGTGCCGCTGTTATATCTCAAGCGTATGAGGGCATAGATTACACAGAGTTAATTCAAGAAACATATGAAATAGGTAACGAGTTAGGGATATCTCAAGAAAGTGCCCTTGGCATGGTTGATGCGTTACTAAAAATGGGATTTCCGCCAGAGCAGTTAGATATTATTGCCGAATACGGAAGTCAGCTGACTCGTGCAGGTTTTAAAGCTGAAGAAGTCCAAGCAATTATGGAAGCAGGCGTTGAAACAGGTAGTTGGAATATTGATAATCTCTTAGATGGGCTTAAAGAGGGAAGAATTAAATTAGCTGAATTTGCACAAGGTGCGGATAAAGCTTTAAAAGAAGCACTTGATGGATCAGGCATTGCTACTGAACAAATAGAAAAATGGGGTGCAGCTGTCGCTAAAGGTGGAAGTGACGGTTCGAAAGCTATGGTGGAAGTAGCTAAAGCGATAGAAGGAATAGAAGATCCTGTTAAAAAGAATCAAGTAGGGGTTAAAGTTCTAGCCACTATGTTTGAAGACCAAGGACAAAATTTAACTAATACTTTAATAAACGCTTCAGAAAAAACCGTAGACTTCCAGAAGAATCAGGATAAATTGAATGAATCTATTAAAAAAATGGATGCAAGTCCAGCGGTTAAATTTCAAAAAGCAATGGGTGATTTACAGATGGCGCTGAAACCAGTTCTTGGAGTTGTAGCAGATCTAGTCTCTAAATTCGCTGAATGGATTTCTAATAATCCAGAATTAGCAGCGACATTAGCGACTATCGGAGTAGCTATCGGTGTGATTTCCGGTGCGATTATGGCACTTGCGCCTATAGTTGTGACCGTCATGAGTATCTTCGGGATTGGAGCGGCTGCAGCGGCTGGATTTGTTGCGGCTATTCCCCTTATCATAGCCGCAATAGCAGCCATAGGTATTGCGATTTATAAAAACTTTGATGATATTAAACAATGGATTATAGATACTTGGGATTCTATTACGGAATATTTAGTAGGAGCTTGGGACGGTATCGTGCAATCATCCAGTGAAGCTTGGAATTCATTTTTAGAAACAATGCATGCATTCTTTGATCCAATAGGTCAGTTTTTTAGCGATTTATGGACAGGGATAGGTGAGGTATGCAGCAGTGCATGGAGTTCGATTGTTGAATTCTTTTCTGGGGCTTGGGCTTCATTCACAGAAATGATGCATAGTTTCTTTGATCCGATAGGCGAATTCTTTAGTAACTTATGGTCTGGAATTGTGGAAACAGCGTCTTCCTGGTGGACTTCTTTAGTTACAACGGCTTCCGAATTGTGGGGAACACTCGTACAAGCTTGGCAAGATACTTGGAATACCATTGTTACCGTTTTAGATCCAATCATTTCATTTATCGCAACAGTTTTAGAAGCAGGTTGGCTACTTATTCAGGGAGGAGCGCAAATTGCTTGGGCAGCTATAAGCCAATATATTATTCAACCAATTCAAGAGGCTTACAATTGGGTGAGTACAACAATCAGTGAAATGGTTACTTGGCTTGGTACACAATGGGAAATTGCAAAAGCTGTGGCACAAGTAGCCTGGGGGTTATTTAAGCAATATATCATTCAACCAGTCGTAGACACTTGGAACTTAGTAAAAGAAAAGTTCAGTGATTTAGTTTCATGGCTAAATTCACAATGGGAGACAATAAAATCATATACATCAGCAGCGTGGAATTTGGTAAAACAGTACGTCATTCAACCTGTCCAAGAGTTGTGGAATACAACCAAGCAAAAACTTGGAGATTTAGCTAAGTGGATATTAAGTAATTGGGAAACGATAAAATCTTATACACTTACAGCTTGGAATTTAGTGAAACAATACGTAATTAATCCAGTAACTGAAACGTATAATCAAGCCAAACAAAAATTTACAGACTTATATAATTCAGCGCAAGAAAAATTCAATGCTGTAAAAAATGTAGCACAAGAAAAATTCGATGCGGCTAAACGTAATATCATTGATCCAATCAAAGAGGCGGTTGGTAAGGTAGAAGAATTTATTGGTAAAATTAAAGGGTTCTTTAGTGATTTGAAGTTAAAGATTCCAAAACCAGAAATGCCACCTCTTCCACATTTCAGTTTGCAAACCAATACGAAAAATGTTTTAGGTAAAGATATTACTTATCCTTCTGGAATCAACATAGATTGGCGAGCGAAAGGCGGTATTTTCACTAAACCGACTATCTTTGGCATGAATGGCGGAAACCTACAAGGTGCAGGTGAAGCCGGACGAGAAGCAGTACTTCCGTTAAATAGAAAAACTTTAGGACAGATTGGTGAAGGTATTGCCGCAACGATGGTTGGCACTACCGGAAGTATGAACCAACTCATGAATGATATGAGCCGTATGATGGCTAGTTCTATGAGCCAACTATCAGGGCTGAAAAGCGTTATGAGTGGTGTATATGGAAATATGTCAAATAGTAGACAAGCTATGAATGGAAATGCTGCAGGTGCAATGAGTGTTCCAATTATAAATGCAGGTGGTCCCGTTCCTACTTCTCCACAAGACATGATTGTACAAGTTGTAGTAGATCAGCCGATTATCGTGGACGGTCGCACAGTTCAGCGTGTTGTTAAAAAAGAAAATTATCGTGAAGACAATATTAACTTTTTAAAGAGGGGGCAATAAATATGCAGGATACAATACTTTTATTTAAGAATGGACAAACTTGCTCCCTTAGAAAAGACTACAATGTTGAAACTTTAGAATTAATAGTTGATCCACCTCGGAAAGAGTCGGACAAGATGAAGATGAAAGGGCAATTCGGCGTTCGTCATTACAATAAAAGTTATACAGAGCGAGGGTGTCAATTAAGGGTTCTTGTGAATACAGGGGATATTGAGGGCGTATATGAAAAAAGAAATGAACTATACGCCCTATTTGGTAGATTAGAAGACTTTTATATTATTTATTCAAGAGAACCGGGCATACGACGACGTGTTGAGTATGAAGACATGAAAATTAATCGTCCGCCCGGTTCTTTAATGTTTGAAATTGTTATTGAATTATCTATACCAGATGGTTTCGGGGAAAGTATCTTTAGATCAACAGATGTAAAAGGATGGGACGCGAATAAATTTGCATGGGGCATGGGTTTAGAATGGGATGATGCATACGATTATACATTCAAAGATAAAATGTTCTATTTCACAAATATCGGGACGATGGAAATTAACCCATCTCAACACGATATTATATGGCGAATTAAATGCGATCCACGTTATGTCAAAATTACTAACTTCACAACAAATGATTCATTGACTATTCATAATCCAAGCGCAGTATCGCAAGGAATCATTGTTATAAAAGGTCTTCATATTGAAGATGAATATGGTCGTAATTTAGTACGTCATGCTGATGCAGGCGAAATTCATCTTGTGCCGGGTATCAATCAAATTAAAATCGAATCATCATCATTCCATTGGTGTGAAATTGATTCGAAATTCTATTACTTGTAAGGGGTGAGAATGTGGACAGAAAACATCATATTAATAGTTCTATTAACGCTGATGAACGAATGCAATTAAACGAAGAAATTGATTTGATTTATGGCGGCATAACAAAGAATGCAATCAATCATAGAGATTTAGTCGATGATTTCAATGAATTTTTAGAACGATATGGCATGGACAAAGTAGCCCTAGAAAAAATGATTCTAGATGGTGATACGAATGCTTTACATGTCGTTGAAAAAATGATTTCAGATTTCTTAGTAGCCAATCCGTCTAGTTTTGATGAAGTGATTGCAGCTAGGTTAGGAGAAAACACATTACGTGAATTCAACCAAAAAATAAAAACGAAATTGGATGCTACAGATACATTTCAAAAGGTTAAGTTAACGGACGATGTAGGGCTTGCTTTGTCAGTCGCAGATATAATCGAATTAACAGGGAAATCAGGATTTTTCAGATATACCACAGGAGCTAAAGGAATGCCACCCGGTAGCACTGACGGAGTAGGGTTCTTTGTCGCTAACAATAAGACGGGTGTTTCGGCACTTGCTATGGACAAGACAACCAAACGCTTATTTTTGCGCTTGGATACAGAATGGCGAGTATTAGCTTTTGAAGGTGCTTATGATGACATAAAAAAAGAAGTAAACAATGTAAAAGGTACTCATGCTTCACTAGAGGTTGCAATTCGTTCTATGATTCCATACAATAGCGTGAATTACTTTACGGATTTTCAAAAAGCATTAGATGAATCAGAAGGAAAAACATTAGATGTTCCGGCAGGGAAATATACAATTGGTGATTTAAATATTCCAAGTAACATTAGTATTCGGGCTGATCCGAATGCTATTTTTATTTTAAAAGCAGGTAGTACCACATTTTTTAACAATAAAGACACCGTGAATATCGGTGGATATGATAAAACAAGAAGTATTACTTTTAAGGGTGGATTGTTTGATTTAAAAAAGGTGAAAGATGCAAAAGCATTTGTACTCTCCCATTGCCAAGATGTAAAAGTCGATACGAAAGTAATTAATGGTGGCGAGTCACAATCATATGTTGTTTTAAATGCTGTGAAAGATGCAGAAATCAATATAGAAGCGGCAGATTGTAGCGCTACAACGTCCATTGGGGCAACAGTAGGTATTTATGTATTTAATGACAAAAATACACTTACAAACCAAAATACGAAGCCTTATGACTTAACACCTTGTGATAATATCACCGTAAATCTTAAATTAAAAAATGTGAAAAAAGGATTTGCAGAAATTACGCCTATTGATAAAATCATTCACAAAAATATAAATTATGATGTCCAAGCTGAAAATGTATTAGAAGAGCTTGGATTATTTAATAATGTTTCATATTTTAAAACAGGAAAAATAATTGGAAATGATATCGGTCATGGTCTCATTTTCCAAATCCTAAATGATACCTGTGAAGATTTTACTATTGAGGGTGTAAACATTCGAAATGGGAAAAATAAAGAAACATCGCGCGGTATTTGGTTTAAAAGTAAAGAAGGAGACAACGCACCACAGTATAAAAATGTTAGGATGACCAATCCGGTTATTAGAGCATTTTCAAAAGGCATTGTAACGGACTATGGTTATAGTGTTAAAATCAATAATCCTGACGTGCAAGAATGTTGGGAAGATGGTGTGTGGAATTACTTTACTCTCGATTGGGGTTTAGTTGGTGGAACGGTTAAATACAATAATAAAAACGGTTGGGATTCTAGAGCAGATGTTCATATTGGAGAATTAAATATTGCCGGTGGTTCGAAAAAGGTATTTAGAGCAATGCTTTCCAATGTACAGGCAAGAACTATCCGAGTAGAGAATTTACAAGATAGTATTGTAAATAATGTGATTGTTAAAGCTGGTGGATTTTCTAAAGTTGGTTCCGATCATAATAACAAAATCGATTTCTTAGAAGTGGGTTGGTAGTACATGAAACGAGTGAAAAGACCGAAGATCGAACAACTTTCTACAGGTGAACAGTTTCATCTTGTAGATATGAATTTATTTGAAGTAATAGAGGGCAAAAATGAACCGTCCTCTATTCGCTTTGAGGTTCCAGATACAGAAAACAATAAAAGAGTATTTGAATATGTAGAGGACAGAAATCTACTTCTTTTTGAAGGACAGTATTACATTCTATTAGTAAATAAATTAAATGAATTAGGGTTTAAAGATTGTGATGCAATTCAAGTTGGAGCAGAACTGTCTAGACAAACACAAGAACAAAAAATTACAGGGTATCTTTCTATTGAGGAAGGTCTTGCTCATATTTTCAAAGGAAGTAATTTTAAATATATTAATCAGTGTTCTCCAAAGAATCAGTTGCATTTTGAGAATTTCGGTGGCGCAAACAGAATGAGCATGATCCAGAACTTAATCAAACGATATGATATTGAATGTATTTTTGATAATATGACCGTTATTTTTGCGGATCGTATTGGAAAAACAACAGATAAATTATACAAGTTCGGATACAATGTGAATGCGATTGAGAAGACAACAGACGATAGTGATTGTTCGTTTTCTGTTTTGTTATTAGGACATGCACCTTCGGAAGAAGAAGGTGGAGGGGAGCAATTTCAATATTATTATGAGTCACCATTAAAATATCAAATGCCTGAACTTATCCGTCATCGCCAAGCTGAAAATATTGAGGACGATAAAATTAAGGATGAAGCAACCGCATTAAGAAGATGTAAAGAAGTCGTGAATGATATTCCTATTGTTTCTATCACTGTAGATCATAAAGAAGCTAGTTTCGATGATACAAACGAACCGAAAGTAGGAGACAAAGCAATTCTACAGCATCGTAAGTACAATATGGATTTTGATGTACGTGTAGTAAAGCGTAGACGCTATCCATTTGAACAAACGCCAAATGTCTATGAATTTAGCAATAAGCGTGATGAATTGGTGGATCGTACAGAAGAACAAAAGAAATGGACTTCTGACATTTTATCTGTTGTAAAAGAATTGGATAAAAAGCTATTAGAACAATCTAATGATTATTCGGACCGGCTTAATAAAATTACTGAAGAAAAAGTTGAAGAAGTACGGCAAGAAAGCGAAGCAGCAAAAGAACTTGCTGAATTAGTAAAAGAAAATCAAAAAAACTTTCAAACTACTATCATTGAAAGTAATGTACCGCCAACAGATCATTTAGAAGCAGGAAAATCATTGTGGCTGGATACATCAAAAGGCAAGCCGGGCATTTTAAAGAAATGGAACGGTAAAACGTGGGATCCTATCATTGCCGATGTAGAAGCAATAAAAAATGAAACGTTGCAACAAGTGAATAAGGATATAGAGGCTACAAAACAAGACCTTAATGGAAAAGTAGCTGTTGTTAAAAATGAGACAGAAACAATTTCTAGTCAAATTTTAAATATCCAAAAAGATATTAATGGTAAGGTCGATAGCGATTTTGTTAAGGAGCAAATAAAAGGTAAGGCTGATAAGTCTGGTGTTTTTACAAAAGATGAAATTAATAATGGATTCATTGGTAAACAAATCTATGAAACTGATAAACAGGGAAACGTTAAGAAGTTCCAAGAAATCAGCACTTCTGTTGAGCAAACAAATGAATCAATTAAGCATCTTGCAACAAAGGAAAGTGTTACTGATCTAGGAAACGATCTAACACAAGTGTCCAAAGTAGCTAACGAAGCGAAGCAGACTGCTGATGGTAATACACGTACTATTTCGCAAGTGGACTCTAAAGTAAGCCAAACTGTTACAGACTTTAACAAGAAGACCACTGCAATAGAAGAGACAATTAATGGCGTTTCAACAAAAGTTACAAACATACAAACTGAACAAGGTAAGATCAGTGAGCGTGTGACAAAATCTGAGCAAACCGCAGATGGATTTAAACAAAGCATTGAATCGTTAACTAAGAAGGATACTGAAATTAGCGGTAAATTAAATACGGTTGAATCAACTGTGGAAGGTACAAAAAAGACGATTTCCGATGTACAGTCTGATACTTCTGCACTCAAAAAGACTACAACTGAAATGAAAGAACAAGCAGGCAAGATTAGTGAAAAGTTAACTAGTGTAGAAACAAAAGTTAATAATGATAAAGCTGGAGGTCGTAACCTTTTATTAGATTCAAATGTTAAATATGAAAAAACGGACTATTTAATTAATCCATATACGCTATCTGAAAACTTTTCTGCAGGTGGGGAATATACATTTGTAATTAAAGGTAGCGTTCCACTAGGCCAGAAATTTGGAATTTGGCAAAACGGCGGCTCAAATAATGTTGGATATGCAGAAAGTGTTTATGCAAATGGAGTTACCTATGTAACTTTTAAAGCTGTAGCAGCAACAAGTGGAAACGAAAGAAAGTTAAGTTTGTATAACGTTCCAAGTAACACTACAAAATCTGTTGTGGAATGGGTTGCTTTGTATAAAGGTAATAAACCGCAAGACTGGACACCAGCTCCAGAAAATCAAGTAACAAATGCTGAATTTACTAAAAAAGCAACAGAGATTGAGAAGAGTGTGGAAGGTGTAAAAACTACTGTAACAGGTGTCCAAAATAGTCAATCTGGATTTGAAAAGCGCATGACTACTGTGGAACAAACTGCAAATGGTCTTTCTAATTCTGTTTCGCAACTTGCGCAAACCACTACGAATCAAGGTAAACAAATTACTGATGCCAATTCAAAATTAGATCAACAAGCAAAATTAATTGAAGCAAAAGTAAATATTAAGCAAGTAGAAGACTATGTTGGTGGTTTTCAAATTCCAGCTTTAAAGACTACCGTCGATAAAAACCGTGAAGAAGCTCTAAAACAAATTGCGGATAAAGTAGCAACGGCAGATTATAACAAGAAAACAACTGAAATTGATAATAGGCTTAAGATCAATGAAGAGGGGATCGGGCTTTCTGCTAAAAAGACAGAAGTATATACGAGGGTAGAAGCTAATGGAACGTTTGCAAATACTGCTTATGTAAAAACGATGGAAGCTCGTATTGATGTTGCTGAAAGAAATATCAATCTTTCTGTTAAAGAAGGCAATGTTATTGCTGCTATAAACATTTCTAAAGAAACGATTCAATTAGATGCAAAAAGAATTAACCTAAGAGGTGCTGTTACGGCGGAATCTATTGCAGGTAAGTTATTGGAAGGTGTTACGATTAGAGCAGTTGACCCGAATGATAGGAATAAGAAAGCCGAAATGAACGCAAGCGGAAATATTTTCACTGAAGCTATTGTAAAACCAACTGTAGAAAATAATGGCACTTCAAAATATGTGACAGGCTTACGTGCTGGAGAGCTATATAGCGAAACGTATGATGAAAGTGGTAAACGTGAATATCAAATGTATACAACAGCGCAGGGATCCTATTTCAGTACAGGAAACGATAATTCTTCTTATCATGCAGGTGGATTTGCTGTCCGAGATAATGGACAAAATAAGAGTGTAACAGCAGTAGCCTACTCGAAGGATGAAGGATGGCGACCTGTGTTAGCCTGTAATACCCCAACAGAAAATGAGTACGGTGTGTTTAAATCGAACGGACTCAAATTCGTTAAATATGGTAGCTATCAAAATCAATGGGTAAATGAAGGGAATAAATCCTTCATATCTCTCTATAAAGCTAGGTTAAGTTCTGATGATGGATGGTGGGGATACCTTCAAATTAAAAGTGGAGACGATAAGAGCCATAGTGGAGTGGTAGCCACTGAATATAAAACAACCTCTCAACGAAAAATGAAAACTTTTATAAAAGATTTGCAGTTTGATGCGCTGCAAGATGTTTTGGGTTTGAAAATAAAAGAATACTATTTTAAAAGTGATATAAATACTCTGTATGAAATGCGTGAACAAAGGGTAGAAGGTCAAACACCGTACACGTTAAATGACATCCCAAAATACTATGGATTCATGGTAGATGATTGTCCAATTTCTTTCACAGATACAGACCGAAAAGGAGTTAACTTATACGCTTCTTTATCAGTTACAATAAAAGGATTTCAACAATATGTAGTAAAGACGGATGAACGATTAAATGAAATGGAAAAGGTGATTAATAATGAAAATAGAAGCGCAACCCGAAACTTACGCAAGAGTGGTAGAAGGGCAATTAAACGAAGCCAATCGAGAGAGAAACATTTATCTAGCAAGAATCATCGAACTCGAAGCGGAAAATAAACAGCTAAAAGAAGAAAATAATAAAGTGAAACCAAAGTCTGCGAATTAGTAAGGCTTTTTATTTTGCATAAAGGAGTGAAAAGATGGATCGTATCGATGTATTAATGAAAACATTTATAGCCGCATTTGGCGGCTTCTGTGGGTACTTTTTGGGAGGGTGGGATACAACATTGAAAGTTCTGGTTATCATGGCAGCTATCGACTATATCACAGGAGTAATTGCAGCAGGATTTAATGGAGAATTGAAAAGTAAAGTTGGATTTAAAGGCATCGCCAAAAAGGTGGTGCTTTTTCTTTTGATTGCAGCAGCTACTCAAGCAGATGCGATTGTAGGAACAAATAGCGCTCTTCGAGAAGCAACAATCTTTTTCTTTATTGGAAACGAATTGCTTTCGCTTTTAGAGAACGCCGGACGAATGGGAATTCCACTTCCACGAGCTTTGATAAATGCAGTTGAAATTTTAAGTGGTAAGAGCAATAAGACGAACTCTGAATATACTAATGAAAAAGGAGATGTAGAGTAATGGCTAAATATAGTTTACATGGAGGACACAATAGTATTGTACAAGGTGCTAACTGGGGAAATAGAAAAGAACATGTTATGGATCGTCAGGTTAAAGATGCAGTGGCAGCTAAGTTAAGAGCTTTAGGACATACAGTTTATGATGATACTGATGAAACAGGTTCTACTCAGGCACAAAACTTATCAAACATTGTTCGTAATTGTAACTCACATTCTGTAGATCTTGTAATCTCGTTTCATTTAAATTTTTATAATGGGACGGCTACTGGGGTAGAGGTTTGCTATTACGATCAACAAGCTTTAGCAGCAAAAGTATCAGCGCAACTTTCTAAAGATATCGGCTGGCCTAATCGTGGTGCTAAAGAACGTAAGGAACTTTATGTCTTAGCCAATACAAAAGCGCCAGCAATTCTAATTGAACTTGGATTCATTGATAATGATTCAGACATGGCAAAGTGGGATGTTAACAAGATTGCTAATTCAATCGTTTATGCTTTAACTGGACAAACATCTGATGGAGGTGGAAATACTCAACCACCAGAAGAAAATGATAACGTTTTAGGTTATCTTACAACTACTGCTGAAGTAGCTAATATTCGTAAAGAACCTAATCTTAATTCTCCTGTAATGAGGCAAGCTGTTAAAGGACAAGGTCATACGTATTATGATTGGTATTATGATGGTTCAAATTTTTGGTATAAAGTAGCTGAAAACAATTGGATGCGTGATGATATTGCTTCCATTAACAAAGACGGTAAATCAAAAGGGGTTGTATGGGTTAATGGAACAAATATTAACCTTCGCAAAGGGGCATCCACAGGGGATGCAGTAATTAATAAGATTACAAAACAGTCTGCATACGATGTACATTATCGTTATGAGAATTGGATTTACGTCACTGGAGAAGGTGTCGAAGGCTGGATGTATTTCGATGAATCTTATGTGAAATGGATACGATAA